TTACGCCTTCTTTATATCCTCCGTAATTCCAGAGTGGGACATATTTGGGACATTATCACCAAAAATGTCGTCTATTTTCCTCGCATGCTCTGTCAAATGATTAGGCGCAAGGTGAGCATACCTACGAACCATTTCTATGGACTCCCATCCGCCCATTTCCTGAAGCACTGATAATGGGACGCCTGACTGAATCAGCCAGCTTGCCCAGGTGTGTCTGAGGTCATGGAAACGGAAATCTTCAATTCCTGCACGACGACAAGCTGATAGCCATGATGTCTTGCTGTCGATGCGCATCTTCCTGACCGCAGGCGTTGATGTTCCATCTGCTCGCTTAGCCGCCTTGGTATGTACAAACACCCATTTGTGATGCTTGCCTATTTGATCACGCAACACTTTACAGGCGGTATCGTTCAGCGCCACACCAATGGCGCGGTTTGATTTGCTCTCTTCTGGATTCACCCAGGCAACTCGTCGCTGCATGTCGATTTGTTGCCATTCCAGATTTATGATGTTCGACTTTCTCAGACCAGTTGCCAGCGCAAACTTGACGACAGATTTCAGTGGTTCGGGGCACTCATCAATAAGGCGTTTTGCTTCCTCCTTTTCCAGCCATCTGACTCGCTTGTTTCTGACCGCTGGTATCTTGATGACAGGCGCTTTTTCCAGCCACTTCCAGTCGCGTTCTGCAGCACGGAGAATGGCCTTTATCATGGCAAGATGCTTTGCCTTTGTCTGAGTTGATACTGGCTTTGGTTCATAAACAGGCAGTTCTTTACCTTTCCTGATGGCGGCCTGAACTTTCTGTTTCCATATTTCTTTCGTCTTTCTGTTATGCATTCTGCTTACAGCAGAGTAAATCTTTGCCTCCGAGATATCTTTAAGCCTTATACCCTCAAAATGTTCAAGCCAGAACTCAATCCGGCTTTTATCTGAATCGAGAGATTTTTTATCAGCTTTTTCCTCAAGCCATCTTAGGCAGGCCTCTTCAAAAGTGACATCAGGTAAATCCCCTAGCTTTTCTACTCGCCAGAGTTCTGCTTTTCGCTTGTCGTGCAACTCCTGAGCTTGCCGCTTGTCCTTTGTGCCAAGAGATTCCTTAATTCGTTTCCCGCCCGGGAGCGAATACGAGGCATACCATATTTCATTTCTGCGGAAGAGTGACATTTTCTTTCCTCTGTTATGCCATCACCCGCGCTCACCTGGACAGTATGCAGCGGAGACTGAAGCGCCGCAATGCAGGCTTGTCGCGTTGTGAGGTAAGGAGATTTTGGTTTAGTGGGGTCTTTGCGTGTTGCCTGTAGGCGGCCTGTTCGTATCCAGTTGGTAGCGGTAGGTCTGGATATCTTGAGAAACTGACAGGCCTCATCGAGTGTGAGGCTGTATGATTCCATGGTTACCTCTGCTTTTTGAACGCATGTCACGTAACTTCTTAATGTGTTCTGCCGTTTCGATCTCTTCTGCTATCCGATCTGCATCAGCTTTATTCACAGGTTCAAAGTCATGATTAAAGCGGAACATGCTGGCGATACATGTTCTGCCTTTTCGGATGTAGTGAACTTTGTTGTGGGTAGAACGCAGGATTTTGCAGGGAGTGCCGTGGTGGTCGACGTACCAGGTGTTAGGAAAAATGATTCTGAACATTTTTACACCTCAATTGGACGATGTTGAAATTTGCTGCTTTGAGGCCATCACAGTCCCCATTGTTTGTTCTTAAGTTCGATCTCCTCCTGGCAACTTGCACAAGTCCGACAACCCTGAACGGCCAGGCGTCTTCGTTCATCTATCGGATCGCCACACTCACAACAATGAGTGGCAGATATAGCCTGGTGGTTCAGACGACGCATTTTTATTGCTGTATTGCGCTGTAATTCTTCGATTTCTGATGCTGAATCAATGATGTCTGCCATCTTCCATTAATCTCTGAATTGTTGGTTAATACGCTTGAGGGTGAATGCGAATAATAAAAAAGGAGCCTGTAGCTCCCTGATGATTTTGCTTTTCATGTTCATCGCTCCTTAAAGATGCCGTTTAACATGCCGATCGCCAGGCTTAAATGAGTCGGTGTGAATCCCTCAGCGTTACCGTTTCGCGGTGCTTCTTCAGTACGCTACGGCAAATGTTATTGATGCTCCTGTCTGGTGACAGCCATCGGGCTTGTATTATGTATAAGTTCTGATAAAAGCCTCCGATATATTAAATTTAAATAACGAAATTCATCTTCTTGATAAGTTGTGATAGCATCATTAAAAGTTTCAGTTCGTTGAGCAGGGATTACATGGTAAATCAGCAACAGCAACAGATTAACGAAAATCTAAAAATTGAGGCAATCCGTTGGTATCAGAAGCTGCAGGAGATTACTTATCTTGAAGCAGGACAACACATGCGGGCTTTAAATCAGCTCATGTGGCAAATCCCTAGTTTCGTAATTGCTGTCAATGGTGGGTTGTGGTATGCAACAACACTGGCAAATGAAAGTTCCCTATGGATTATCTTTGCAGTGTTAGCATTGTTTGATTTCACAACAATGATTACACTTTATCGCTTAAGGTCTTTAATTGGTTCGAAAATAGCACTACAAAAAAACATTGAAGATCCTTCAAAAAACTATATTTTAAATGAAATTACTAGAGACGCTGGATTTAAATTGCCCTCTAGCTATGATAATAAGGAAACTGGTTACATAGTAGTGTCGTGCTGGGCAGTAATGCTTATTGTTTGCTTCTTTGTTAATATTGCTGGGGTATATCATCCAAACTTGTTTTCAAAAGACATTTCACATAATACATACAAAGCAACAATTAAAAATATTGAGTCAGGATTATTTATCGAAGCAAAATCAGGATTATCAAAGTGACTTCGTGGAAGTTTTTATGACAATAATGCTGATCGCTTATTTGCCGATTATATATCACTTGATTTTTACTCTATCTTTCAGGATGTTGAAGAGTTTATTTTACAATCTAAGGGTGTCTCTTTGGATGTCGGTTCAGGTTCCGGCCGTGATGCTGCTGCGTTAGATGAATTAGGTTATAAAGTAATAGCTGTTGAACCAAGTGAAAAGATGCGAAATTTGGCATCTTCATATTATAAATCTAACCATATTATATGGTTAGATGATTCATTGCCTTTTCTTCATAGTGTTAAAGCAATGAATCTAAAGTTCGACCTTATTTTAGTCAGTGCTGTATGGATGCATCTTTCAAAAAAAAGAGCAAAAAATCTCACTAGAGACGCTAACTGATCTTTTAACATTGAATGGGAGAATGATAATTACATTGCGCTTAGGACCTCCCGAACCAGATAGAAACATTAACGTTGTTAATACTGAGGAACTTCTTGAGTTAGCGTCTCAGTTAGGTCTGAAAACATTGCGAGTTACGTCAATAAATAAAGATAGTTTTCAACGTAACCAGATAACTTGGCAGAAAGTTGTATTATCAAAAAATAATGAGTAAATAACTTAGTATTATTCGCACAGACCGTAGCGTGAAGAGCAAACCTCTATATCGAGACTTGCTTTTACAAGATCGTAGACCTTGCCACCGCGCCCTGTTTTTGCCCACTCTACGACTTCATAAACACCCGGAGAATTAAGATCTCCACGAGGACCATAAAATCCTGACCAGTCGATGTGTTGCACATCAGGTTTTAGCCCAAAAAGTTGAATATTTCGACCAAGTGGCAGATTGAACTGTTTCATCCAGCGTTGGCTTATCTCTCCTACGCTCATCCAGTGTACCCATCTACTAGCAAGGCGTACCTTCAACTCCCATTGTTTGTGCTTTTTGATGTGCTCTGGCCAGCGCGCAGCCGTCTCTGCAATTTCCTCTTTGTTGCATAGCACGCAATTCATGCAGCCAACACGAGACGCACCTTGCATATAAAGTGGATTTGGCTTAATTCCGAAATATTTGTGAACTGCGAATACGTCCTCAGCCGTCCATTTGTGGAGCGGCAGGAAGTTGTAGAGAAAATCGGCGTCGCGCATATCGCGGGAAAACCTCTCATATCCAGCGCGCTTAGAGGACTCATCCGCGCGAACACCAGACCATTGTACGATAACATCGCCAGCATCAAGGAGCGGCTTTATGGCTGCGTCGAAAGCTATCTGAATTTTCAGTTCGTCTGTACAGAATCGGTCGCGCAGCATAGGGAACTTGCCATGCAGAAGGGAGCAATCCAAAAAGCTATTACCGGATGGGTGCATAACGGAAAGCGCAGCATCAAGAGCAGTTTCGAACTCAATTCCCCAGCGTTCTGCTGTGCGCTTCCAGGCTTGCCCGAATTTGGTGTCAGAACGTGCGAGGGAAGGCATGACTATGCCACGGTATGCTCCCATGCGGATCATCTGTCGTTTAGACCAGTTTTTTTGCAGATAAATTCGTCGTTTGGCAAAATCTTCTTCAGTGTAAATCCGCTTCACAACCTGCACAGGGCTACAACCGATCTGCTCATGAATGCTCCTGGCGAATTCGACAGTTAGATTATGCTCATTATCCGTGTCTGCCATAACAGCATGTACCTGTTTGCCGAATAATGTGTGCGCCACTGCGAGTGTGGCAGTGCTGTCTTTTCCTGCTGAATAATTCACGATTATCTTATGATCATTAGGGATGCGAAATTCATTTATATATCTGTTGTAGGACTCTTCTATTTCGCGAATTTTCTTGCTGATGTCTGTTGGGACAATAATTATTGCTGCCTCGTTCATACCGCCTCCCGTTTATTATTTATCTCCTCAGCCAGCCGCTGGGCTTTCAGCGGATTTCGGATAACAGAAAGCCCGGGAAATACCCAGCCTCGCTTTGTAACGGAGTAGACGAAAGTGATCGCGCCTACCCGGATATTATCGTGAGGATGCGTCATCGCCATTGCTCCCCAAATACAAAACCAATTTCAGCCAGTGCCTCGTCCATTTTTTCGATGAACTCCGGCACCATCTCGTCAAAACTCGCCATATACTTTTCATTCCGCTCAATCACGACATAATGCAGGCCTTCACGCTTCATGCGCGGGTCATAGTTGGCAAAGTACCAGGCATCTTTTCGTGTCACCCACATGCTGTACTGCACCTGGGCCATGTAAGCCGATTTTATGGCCTCGAAACCACCGAGCCGGAACTTCATGAAATCCCGGGAGGTAAACGGGCATTTCAGCTCAAGGCCATTGCCGTCACTGCATAAACCATCGGGAGAGCAGGCGGTGCGCATACTTTCGTCGCGATAGATGATCGGGGATTCAGTAACATTCACGCCGGAAGTGAATTCAAACAGAGTTCTGGCGTCGTTCTCGTACTGTTTTCCCCAGGCCAGCGCCTTAGCATTAACTTCCGGAGCCACACCGGTGCAAACCTCAGCCAGCAGGGTGTGGAAGTAGGACATTTTCATGTCAGGCCATTTCTTTCCGGAGCGGGGTTTTGCTATCACGTTGTGAACTTCTGAAGCTGTGATGACGCCGAGCCGTAATTTGTGCCACGCATCATCCCCCTGCTCGACAGCTCTCACGTCGATCCCGGTACGCTGCAGGATAATGTCCGGTGTCATGCTGCCACCTTCTGCTCAGTGGCTTTTTGTTTCAGGAATCCAAGAGCTTTCACTGCTTCGGCCTGTGTCAGTTCTGACGATGCACGAATGTCGCGGCGAAATATCTGGGAACAGAGCGGCAATAAGTCGTCATCCCATGTTTTATCCAGGGCGATCAGCAGAGTGTTAATCTCCTGCATGGTTTCATCGTTAACCGGAGTGATGTCGCGTTCTGGCTGACGTTCTGCAGTGTATGCAGTATTTTCGACAATGCGCTCGGCTTCATCCTTGTCATAGATACCAGCAAATCCGAAGGCCAGACGGGCACACTGAATCATGGCTTTATGCCGTAACATCCGTTTGGGATGCGACTGCCACGGCCCCGTGATTTCTCTGCCTTCGCGAGTTTTGAATGGTTCGCGGCGGCATTCATCCATCCATTCGGTAACGCAGATCGGATGATTACGGTCCTTGCGGTAAATCCGGCATGTACAGGATTCATTGTCCTGCTCAAAGTCCATGCCATCAAACTGCTGGTTTTCATTGATGATGCGGGACCAGCCATCAACGCCCACCACCGGAACGATGCCGTTCTGCTTATCAGGGAAGGCGTAAATTTCTTTCGTCCACGGATTAAGGCCGTACTGGTTGGCGACGATCAACAATGCGATGAACTGCGCATCGCTGGCATCACCTTTAAATGCCGTCTGGCGAAGAGTGGTGATCAGTTCCTGTGGGTCGACAGAATCCATGCCGACACGTTCAGCCAGCTTCCCTGCCAGCGTTGCGAGTGCTGTACTCATCCGTTTTATACCTCTGAATCAATATCAACCTGGTGGTGAGCAATGGTTTCAACCATGTACCGGATGTGTTCTGCCATGCGCTCCTGAAACTCAACATCGTCATCAAACGCACGGGTAATGGCTTTTTTGCTGGCCCCGTGGCGTTGCAAATGATCGATGCAGAGTGATTCAAACAGGTGCTGTGGAAGACCTTTTTCCATGTCGTCTGCCAGTTCTGCCTCTTTCTCTTCACGGGCAATCTGCTGGTAATGACGCGCCCAGCTCTGAGCCTCAAGACGATCCTGAATGTAATAAGCGTTCATGGCTGAACTCCTGAAAATGGCTGTGAATATATCGCCCGCGAAATGCCGGGCTGATTAGGTAAACAGGAAAGGGGATTAGTGATTCAGGCCGTTGCCGCGTCCGTCGAGAAAAACTTCCACGAGCAAATCACGGGTATAAGTGCGCTCGATGCCGCGATGCAGATAAAGCCGTCCGCGTAAATTAGCTGATGCAGTCCAGGTACCATCTTTGTGTTTGACCAGCATTCCTGGCATGACCGCACCGCGATTAACGGTCTGCGTTCCGTAATGTTGATGAACCATAAAAACTCCTGCCCGTAAGCTGGGCTGCTGAACATATAAAGACTTCTGCGCGTATTCAGGCGGTGGATGGCCGCCGGTTGTCATAACTAAGCCGCCTCGTTGAAGCGACTGAGGTATGAAATGTTGAGTTAATTTCAGCTGGTCACACCGACGTTCACGCGTCCGCTTCACCCCTCGCACTTCCCGGAGCCTGCTGAAATTCAAGCTACGGATCTAAGCGGTCATCGCAACGGTGAATCAGGTGGTTGCCGTATCGTTGTGTTGTTGCGATATGATGATAATAGCTATTGCTATTGGTGATATCAATACTTATTGCTATTGGCTGATGTGTTTTGATATTAAATGTTTGATAGCAAAAAGAATTAATTTTGTGACTTGCATCGCATAGCGATAACTGAAGCAGGGGCATGGTGGTTTTTTGAACGGTGTGTGATGAGGGGAGGCAAAAGAAAACCCGGCACGACGGCCGGGGAGGGGGGTCATTTTAATCTATCAAGGAGTGACTCTCTTTCCTTCTTCTCTGATTCTCTTCGGTTTAATAACGCTTTAAACTCTTGAAGCTCAACCATTATTTTATGAACGAATACACTGGTATAGAGAGAAATAAAGAGTAATCCACCTGAAATTTTTAAGACCCTGAAGAGTAGGGCTTGATCATTTGTGCTTGCTATTAACCCCAAGATTACAAACAAAGTTGAAAATACATAGAAAGCTAATAATAAAACCAATTTCAGTCTCTTGGATTTGACTATTGGCACTAATCGCCTAACCTCACTAGGGGTTAAAGACGAGTGGTCATTGGCCTCATTTGCCTTAAAAATGGCTTGTATACAATATGATAATGGCAATTGCATGAGTCCAACCACAGCCCACGGAGCTGTTAGGACAACACCCGGTGTAATATAGCCCAATGCTGACTTGAACAAAAAGTAACCAGCAACATAGAAGACCAACATACCAATAAGGTGGATGATGTTCGATTTCATTATCGCCCTCCTTTTGGTAGGTTATTTTGCAACCAATTCTCCGGCATCAAGTTTTGAGAACAGCCACTTATGCATTTTTAAGAATAAATCATTTTCATCAATAATGCCATTGTTATGTTCAACGCTAATTTTTCCGGATAATTTTATCTCTTTTCCCGTTATTTCCCCACCGCCTTGAAGTTTGATGCTAATATCATCCTCATCTAGATGTCGTAGTGAGGTAGCAATACTGTCTATAACAGCTTGACCGCTATCATTTGTTTTTCTGAAGTATGTAATCTCGAGGCTTACTTGTAAATTGGCCTCATCTAATGAATCTTTAATGTTTATATCATTTGCCCAGTTATCGCCAAAAAATGCTTTTAGTAGCGCACCTCCTTTCCCTATTGGGCGGTATTTTATTGTCTTCACCGAACCATTTGAAAAGGAGGGTGTTTGGTTCTCTGAATTTTTAACTTCTGAAGTAATGGGTAATCCACCAATTTTTATGCTCTTGGCTGGTGCTTTCTCCATTTTTTTTCATCGTTTCTTCGGATGGCTTATCTTGAAGCATTAACACAGATTCTTTTTCATCTGTGAATGTATTAATTAGCCAATTCAAATGCGCCTCAAGCTCCCTTGCTCGAAGCGATGTGGATTGAACGATCATGACATGGTTGTTTAGTACACCAAAATATAAAATTGAATCTACAAACTCTCTTTTTTTGTCACTACGTTTATCTCCATCAATAATTATATCATTAGACGTGATGGAGTTAATGTCATAAAATTTAACATTATCACTAAGCTCTAATAGAGACTGGCTTTTGTCTTTTTCAAATAAAACCAGTTGCCCAAAAAGTATAGTTTTGTATGTGTCGCTTTTATTTAAGAAACGATACCCCGAATTTTCATCTGAAGGTGTTATTTTTTCTTGTCTACTAAGTACTTTTTCTGCAACGCCGCCCTCACCTATAATACTAAGTAGTATGTTTTGTAATGATGATTTGCTGTGTGGGATTACTGCTTTTTTTATAATGAACGACTTTTTTGTCTGTTATCTTTCATTGCTATAGTCCAACTAGTATTGAATAAATAAACACAGTAAAGACATAAAAAATTTCTTATAGCTACCGATAACGTAATCGGTAGCTATTACAAATCAACCAAAGGTAATTCTTTACATACTACCTACCCATGCTTCCTGTAGGTCTGCGGCATGCTCCCAATAACTTTCCCGAAGATAAACACCCGGTTCATCTCGTCTTTCTCGATAGGGTCCCACGGTGAGTAGCTCTTGTTATCAGAGATAACCAGCAGTTTATCCTTCATCATTTGCAGGCGCTTTACATGGGCGGTGTCGTCGTACAGAAATGCATAGATACCATCACCGTCGAAAGATTTAACCGTGATATCAACGAACAGCAGATCACCTGGTTCGATCGTTCCTGACATGCTGTCACCACGCACGTTAATGATGCGGATATTTTCTGCCTTCCTGCCATCGAACATGTGACGAGCATCGTCAAACGAGTACTCAACCGAGCGTAGAACTTCTACAAACTCACGGTTGATGACTCCCGGCCCGGCACTGACTTCTATATCAAGAACGTCAATTTTGAAGTATTTGGAATGGCTGACAGCAGGCTTCCCTGATTGTTGACCGTCATTTCTCATCGGGCCTATGCCTGATGAGAGCCATTCTGTTCGAACACCCAATGCATTAGCTATTTCAACAATTTTTGTTGAGCCGCGCGCGTTGCCGCTTGTCAGTCTCCAGATTGTGGGTTGAGCTACGCCAGACGCCTTTGCAAGAGCGCCTTGAGACATTCCAGATTGTTCCATCGCTAGGTTTAAGCGATCAGCAAGAGTTTCTTTTTTCATAAGTTTTAATTTATACGCTTGCGTATTGATGGTCAAAACACGTTTGGCTATTGCTTGGATTAATACGCATTGCTATTATTCATTCATTGCAATACCAATAGGAATTGATAATGACAAATCAAACCATTCAACTCGCAATCAGTATTACAGGTAGTCAAAAGCGACTGGCAGATCTATGCGGTGTAGCCCAGCCCACTGTTTGGCGTTGGCTACACGGTGGCGGAATTGATGCCCGCTATGTAATGAAAATTGTCTCAGCCACTGGTGGAAAGATTAAACCAGCAGATATTCGTCCCGACCTCGCACCATTGTTTAACGCGAGTAATTCTGCCGCCTAATCTGCGGCGTTAACTGATAAGGCAATGACTATGCAACCACTTACATACCAACAGACTAGCGGATTTAGCCCGACTGCGGTGATAAATCGTTCTCAAACAAAACAAGCTCCAGGCCACGAAAAAATCCGTGATGCCGTCCGCGCCTGGTCGGCTGCAGATAATCAGGATGTTGTTGCCGCACTCATTGTGAATGAGTATCGGGAGCAGGGCGGCGGCACCATCGATTTCCCTGATGATGTCAGCCGTGCACGCCAGAAGCTGTTCCGCTTCCTCGATAACAAATTCGATTCTGAAAAATACCGAAATAACGTGCGTGAACTGACCCCGGCAATTCTGGCGGTACTACCGCTGGAATATCGCGGCCACCTGGTTGAGCAGGATAGCTTCATGGCTCGGCTGGCTGAAATGGAAAAGGAACTCAGTGAGGCAAAACAGGCTGTCATTCTCAACGCACCACGCCACCAGAAACTGAAGGAGATGAGTGAAGGCATTGTGTCGATGTTTCGTGTGGACCCGGATCTGGCTGGTCCACTGATGGCGATGGTCACCACCATGCTGGGGGCAATATGACAGGTTCGGAAATGGCGAAAGCCGGTCTGCGCGAACAGAACCGACTTTCAGGTGCAAATCGTAACACACTCATTGCGGGAGGAATTATGGCAAACACTGCTGAGATATTCAATTTTCCAGTGCCGGATGCGGCACAAAAGGAGCCGCGCGTGGCAGATCTCGATGATGGTTATACGCGCATTGCAAATGAGTTGCTGGAAGCTGTGATGCTGGCCGGATTAACACAGCACCAGCTTCTGGTCTTTCTGGCTGTCATGCGCAAAACATATGGCTTTAATAAAAAACTGGATTGGGTTAGCAACGAGCAACTTTCCGAATTAACCGGGATATTGCCGCACAAGTGTTCTGCTGCAAAAAGTGTTCTGGTAAAGCGTGGGATTCTTATTCAGAGCGGGCGGAATATCGGCATCAATAATGTGGTCAGTGAATGGTCAACATTACCCGAATCAGGTAAGAAAAATAAAGTTTACCTGAAAGAGGTAAATTTACCTGAATCAGGTAAGAAAAGTTTACCCAAATCAGGTAAAGGCACTTACCCGAATCAGGTAAACACAAAAGACAAACTAACAAAAGACAATATAAAACCTTTTTCGTCCGAGAATTCTGGCGAATCCTCTGACCAACCAGAAAACGATCTTCCTGTGGAGAAACCAGATGCTGCAATTCAGAGCGGCAGCAGGTGGGGGACAGCAGAAGACCTGACCGCCGCAGAGTGGATGTTTGACATGGTGAAGACCATCGCGCCATCAGCCAGAAAACCGAATTTTGCAGGGTGGGCTAACGATATCCGCCTGATGCGTGAACGTGACGGACGTAACCACCGCGACATGTGCGTGCTGTTCCGCTGGGCATGCCAGGACAACTTCTGGTCCGGTAACGTGCTGAGTCCGGCCAAACTCCGCGACAAGTGGACCCAGCTCGAAATCAACCGAAACAAGCAACAGGCTGGCGTGACAGCCGGCAAACCAAAACTCGACCTGACGAACACTGACTGGATTTACGGGGTGGATTTATGAAAAACATCGCCGCACAGATGGTTAACTTTGACCGTGAGCAGATGCGCCGGATCGCCAACAATATGCCGGAACAGTACGACGAAAAGCCGCAGGTACAGCAGGTAGCGCAGATCATCAACGGTGTGTTCAGCCAGTTACTGGCAACTTTCCCTGCGAGCCTGGCTAACCGGGATCAGAACGAACTGAACGAAATCCGCCGCCAGTGGGTTCTGGCTTTCCGGGAAAACGGGATCACCACAATGGAACAGGTTAACGCAGGAATGCGCGTAGCCCGTCGGCAGAATCGACCATTCCTGCCATCACCCGGGCAGTTTGTTGCCTGGTGCCGGGAAGAAGCATCCGTTACCGCCGGGCTGCCAAACGCCAGCGAGCTGGTTGATATGGTTTACGAGTATTGCCGGAAGCGTGGCCTGTATCCGGACGCAGAGTCTTATCCATGGAAATCAAACGCGCACTACTGGCTGGTTACCAACCTGTACCAGAACATGCGGGCCAATGCGCTTACTGATGCGGAATTACGGCGCAAGGCTGCCGATGAACTGACCTGTATGACAGCGCGAATTAACCGTGGTGAGACGATACCTGAACCAGTAAAACAACTTCCTGTTATGGGCGGTAGACCTCTAAATCGTGCACAGGCTCTGGCGAAGATCGCAGAAATCAAAGCTAAGTTTGGGCTGAAAGGAGCAAGTGTATGACGGGCAAAGAGGCAAGTATTCATTATGAGAAACTTTCTAAATTTTTTGAGCCAGATTAGTGGTCTTGGATTCAGTTTACGTCTCAGATACTGAGAAAAATAACAATTTGTGATACATGTTAACATTATGACTTTTCAGGCTTTCACCAAATTTTTTTTAAGAGTATTCTGACCCTTTCGTATCAATGCATGAACAGGAATCTATATGTGTTATAGCAATGTTACAGATCGTGATCTTATGGGGCAAATTGCTACTAAATTAAATGACTATCGAAACCCTCCTCAAGGTGGCATGAGCATTGATCATGTTAATCGATGGATTAATCAATTTGAGTTAACCGATAGGCGATTTGTCTTAGAGGAAACGGACCGATTAATGGGGATTGGATACTTCTCTGAGAGCGACTATCGCAGAGTTATTAGTAGTATCGCCAATGATGAGCAAAATGAAAGGTTCTTTCAAACCGCAGCGTTTCTCGATATCCAGAACCAAGGCACCAGTCAATCTGAGTTTTTGGATTTGCTTCGCGAAGATTGTGTAGAAGAATTCAACGTTGTGACCAGACTGTCACAACGTCAAAGAGTTAGTTCATTCCGTGAATTTATTTACCTTGACGATGTTTCATTCTCAGGAGCTAAGGCAATCAATGATTTAACTTGGTTTATTGAGCACTTTGAACTCCAAAATATTACAATATTGGTGTACTTTTTAGGCGGGCACACGTATTCAGCATGGAATATAAAAAACCAACTTGAACGAAAATTTGCTGATAGGAATATTTCAGTTTGCGTTGATGGTGGTGAGTTTGCAGTTGTTGAAAATCAACGCCGAAACAGTTCGAGTTCTGAGGTTTTTTGGCCAAAAGCGCAAAGTGTATCAATACCTGAATGGGCTGACGGTCAAGTACATTATTTAGGAACATATCGTGACGGTTACGTCGCGAATAATTTTTTCCCTAATGAGCAGAGACGAGATCGTTTTGAAGCAATTATGACAAAAGTTGGGTTTGATATCCTTGGTCAGAGTCAAAATCCTTCTGATGCTATAAAGCCTTTAGGCTTTTCAACTTTCAATGGTGTTGGGTTTGGTGGAACTATCTTTACTTTCAGAAACTGCCCCAATAATACCCCTCTAGCGTACTGGTGGGGAACTTATCTTCGAACGGGAAATAGAGCTCTGGATTGTTGGTATCCACTTATGAAGCGTAATGTGTATAATCGGTGATCATGAGCTATAGACTATACCTGTTTCACAACACAGTTTCTTTCAGGAAAACCACCGAGAAATGGGGTGGTCTTTCCAACATGGCCAAAGGATATCCGCTCTTAGTTAATGGTATACCCATTCAATCGAGTGAAATTCTTTACCAAGCATGCCGATATCCAGACTATCCAGATATCCAAAAGGCTATTATTACCCAAGGCAACCCTTATGAAGCTAAACAAACCGCCAGATCTTTCGAAGCCAAAACCCGTGCAGGTTGGGAAAAAAATCGAGTTTCGGTAATGAAATGGTGTGTCTGCGTTAAGCTTTGCCAGAACTGGGAATCGTTTTTCGCGCTCCTGGATAGCACAGGAGAGCATGACATTGTTGAGCACTCAGAGAAGGACCAATTTTGGGGGGCTAGTAAAGACTCCGAAGGTAACTTTTATGGTATGAACGTGTTAGGTCGTATCCTTATGGATGCGAGAGATGTTGCAAGAAAGAAGGGGCTTTCAGGGTTTGCTACGATACCGCCGCTACCCTTGGATAGGTTTCTTCTGCTCGGGGAGCAAATACGTGATGTTACTTTCTCTCCACTACCGATGAATTCGGGGCAAAGCTTATCGCTTTTTTAATGTGGCGTTGTTCCTTTCACTGTCGTGACAGATCTGCAAACCCGCTTTGGCGGGTTTTTTATAAATTATGCAACTTATTGACTTGCTACCGATATGTCAGACTTTAACATAGCAGCTAAAATCTAGTACGAAGCCGACAAGGTAAACATTGACTTGGTGGCATCTAGTAAAGCGTACAATGAGTGCCTGAAGTTTTATTTCGAGAAGTCGATAACTTTACCTAAAGGTAGCGATCGGTAGCGATCCGGTTTATTTGAAAACAGGAGGGTTGAAAGTGACGATAGAATTTGAATCTACCCCAGAAGGGGCAAGGCAGGGAATGACACATCATCAGCGAAAAATTAGAGAACTTTTGGAAGAAGAAACTGCTATATGCGAGGACGCTCTTGAAGGTGAATACAATCAAGGTCGTCTGGATGAAATACATAAAGAGATAGCCTATCGAGAAAGCCAAATCGAAAAATTGAAGGTTATTTGAAGACATGAAAGCAATTTGATTTCCAGCTATCAACCCGCCATAATCATGTCATCGGAGCCTGAACAACTCCGGTGACTTCTGCGCTAAACGGGGACGTTTATGCGCACATACAATCCAAACTCTCTTCTCCCTTCACAGATGCAGAAATGCACCTGCGATTTTTTGCATCCAGCGCCTGACCTCTGCGGAGGTGAAGCGTGAACCTACCACAAGATGGCATCAAACTGCATCGCGGTAACTTCACCGCTATCGGCCAGCAGATCCAGCCTTATCTGGAGGACGGAAAATGCTTTCGCATGGTGCTTAAACCGTGGCGTGAGAAACGCAGTCTTTCCCAGAATGCACTCAGCCACATGTGGTACAGCGAAATCAGTGAATACCTCATCAGCAGGGGGAAATCGTTCGCTACCGCAGCATGGGTAAAAGATGCTCTCAAACACACATACCTCGGTTATGAAACCAAGGACCTGGTTGATGTCGTAACCGGCGAAATCACTACTATCCAGTCGTTACGCCATACCTCCGATCTTGATACCGGAGAGATGTATGTCTTCCTGTGTAAGGTTGAAGCCTGGGCGATGAATATTGGCTGCCACCTGACTATTCCACAGAGCTGCGAGTTTCAGCTGCTGCGCGACAAGCAGGAGGCGTAATGGCTACACCGCTTATTCGTGTCATGAACGGACACATCTACAGAGTACCAAATCGTCGTAAGCGTAAACCTGAGCTGAAGCCATCCGAAATACCAACACTGCTCGGATATACCGCCAGCTTGGTTGATAAAAAATGGTTGCGACTGGCAGCAAGGAGGAGTCATGGCTGATTTGAGAAAAGCAGCGCGTGGTCGGGAATGCCAGGTAAGAATCCCTGGCGTATGTAATGGCAATTCTGAAACGTCTGTACTGGCACATATCCGGCTGGCTGGATTGTGCGGTACCGGTATCAAACCGCCAGACCTGATTGCCACCATTGCATGTTCTGCCTGCCACGACGAAATCGACCGCCGCACACATTTTGTCGATGCTGCATATGCAAAAGAATGCGCGCTGGAAGGTATGGCGAGAACACAGGTTATCTGGCTGAAAGAGGGGGTTATTAAGGCGTGAATACCTACAGTATCACATTACCCTGGCCTCCGAGCAATAATCGCTATTACCGCCATAATCGCGGGCGCACGCACGTCAGTGCAGAGGGGCAGGCATACCGCGATAACGTCGCCCGAATCATTAAAAGCGCAATGCTGGATATCGGCCTGGCTATGCCTGTGAAAATCCGCATTGAGTGCCACATGCCGGATCGCCGTCGCCGTGACCTGGATAATCTGCAAAAAGCCGCTTTTGACGCACTCACTAAAGCAGGTTTCTGGCTGGATGATGCTCAGGTCGTTGATTACCGCGTTGTGAAGATGCCTGTTACCAAAGGTGGGAGGCTGGAACTGACCATCACCGAAATGGGGAATGAATGATGTTTGAGTTTAATATAGCAGAACTTCTTCGCCACCGCTGGGGGCGTCTGCGCTTATATCGTTTCCCCGGTTCTGTTTTGACCGATTACCGAATACTGAAGAATTACGCCAAAACCCTGACAGGAGCAGGAGTATGAAGTCAGAGATAACAATCAACTAATACTGTTTTATTGATTTTTGCTTGTAATTGGCGTTCTGGTCTGATTTTTGTGGAGTAAGTTGATGCGTGATATTCAGATGGTTCTTGAGCGTTGGGGAGCGTGGGCGGCTAATAATCATGAAGATGTGACCTGGTCGTCCATTGCCGCCGGTTTTAAGGGATTAATTCCTTCAAAAGTAAAATCTCGCCCGCAATGTTGTGACGATGACGCGATGATCATTTGCGGGTGCATGGCCCGTCTGAAAAAGAACAACAGCGATTTGCACGATTTATTAGTAGATTATTATGTAGTCGGTATGACATTCATGTCACTGGCAGGTAAGCATTGCTGCTCTGATGGTTATATCGGGAAAAGGTTACAAAAGGCTGAGGGCATAATTGAAGGGATGTTAATGGCATTAGATATCCGGTTAGAGATGGATATCGTTGTTAATAACTCTAATTAATACGCCAATTATTTACTAAAAGTTATTAAAAATGGGGCGTTGAAACGCCCCCAAAAATAAAGGGTAATATATAACAGAAGGTTTGTATAGTTAGAAGCAAGGTTGTGCTTCTAAAGGAAGTGGCTTGAGGGAGCCACTTATATGTTGTGGGAGGCAAAGCCTCCCACAACATATCTTTTAGTAATCAAATTAGAACTGGTAAACCATACCTACAGCAACGATATCATCGGTAGCAACGCCAGATGCTTTCGTGAAATCGCTCTTATCAATCAGGTTGATTTTGTAGTCAACAAAAGTGGACATATTTTTGTTGAAGTAATAGGTTGCACCTACATCAACATATTCAACCAGGTCCTGATCACCCCAAACACCCAAGTCTTTTCCTTTAGAATGCAGGTAAGCAACGGATGGACGCAGGCCGAAGTCGAACTGATATTGTGCAACAGCTTCGAAGTTTTGTGCTTTGTTGGCAATATGGTTATTACCAAAAACAGTCATGTTCTGGGTTTCAGAATAGGTGGTGGCCAGATAGATGTTGTTCGCATCATATTTCAGACCAGCTGCCCATACTTCAGCATTTTGACCAGAAGCATTCAGACCGTTGTTACCGTAGATAACCTGATTATTAGTGCGGTCAGATTTAGCATAGGTTGCACCTACGCCGAAACCTTCATACTCATAAGTAGTGGAGAAACCGAAACCATCACCATTAGCTTGAGTTACGTCAGTACGGTCATTTTTACCCTGATACTGAGCAGCAAAGTTCAGACCATCAACCAGACCAAAGAAGTCATTGTTACGATAAGTTGCAACACCTGTGGTGCGACCAGTCATGAATACATCTGTTTGGGTCCAGGTATCGCCACCGAATTCTGGCAGAACGTCGGTCCATGCACCAATATCGTATGCTACACCGTAGTTACGGCCATAATCGATGGAGCCGTAGTCACCGAATTTCAGGCCAGCGAAGGCAAGACGGGTTTTATCTTTGGAGGAACCTTGAGATTCAGCGCGGTTGCCTTTGAATTCATATTCCCACTGACCGAAACCAGTCAGTTGATCGTTGATTTGGGTTTCACCTTTGAAGCCAAGACGGGCATAAGTAGTATCACCATCATCTGCATCATTAGAGGAGAAGTAGTGCTTAGCATTAACTTTCCCGTACAGATCCAGCTTGTTACTGTCTTTATTATAAATTTCAGCTGCCTGAGCAGACATCGCCATCAGTACTGATGCAGCTACAGCAGAAATTGCCACTGTTAATTTTTTCATCGTGAGCCCTTTTTTTTTGAACTATTATTAAAAAATGATGTCACTGCGCGATAAATATTCATCTAATCAATGTGATTATTTCAAGATGTAAGTTTTGGTTTCTCATTTGATTTGTGAAGTAGATCTCTATTTTTATCTGAACTTTTTCTATCGAATCCTATTCATGGCTCTTGGCTGAATAAAAATAAATCTATTAGCCAATTTATATTAATGGCTGTTATTTATAAGTGCTCTATAATTTGAAGGTTCAATTTAAATCGGCTAAAAATAACGCTGGAAATTATTTGTTGGTTATTTGTTGAGATTTGCTTATGTATTTGTAGTGGTGTTTTCAATACTCGGTAGCATTCTCGCAAATATCATTTAGTGGTTTACGTACGTAAAAAATTGGTTATGCTGTTAAGAGTGGTTACTTCGTCACACAGCTTAAACCCGCCGTCGAGCGGGTTTTTCCATTTTTTGAGTCTCGATATTAGCTGATAACCCAATACCTGAGTTATTCACTGACTCCGAGTCTGTTACGTTTCTGCTTTTTTGCGATACGTTGTATTCCCTCAATTTACACCCGCTTTGTCTGCGAGGTGGGGTTATGAAATCCATGGATAAGTTAACAACGGGTGTCGCCTATGGCACCTCAGCAGGTAGTGCCGGTTACTGGTTTTTACAGCTGCTCGATAAAGTCACGCCCTCACAGTGGGCAGCAATAGGTGTGCTGGGTAGCCTGGTATTTGGCCTGCTGACGTACCTGACAAACCTTTATTTCAAGATTAAAGAAGATAAGCGCAAGGCTGCGAGAGGTGAATAATGCCTCCATCATTACGAAAAGCCGTTGCTGCTGCTATTGGTGGCGGAGCAATTGCTATAGCATCAGTGTTAATCACTGGCCCAAGTGGTAACGATGGTCTGGAAGGTGTCAGCTACATACCATACAAAGATATTGTTGGTGTATGGACTGTATGTCACGGGCATACAGGAAAAGACATCATGCTCGGTAAAACGTATACCAAAGCAGAATGCAAAGCACTCTTGAATAAAGACCTTGCCACTGTCGCCAGACAAATTAACCCGTACATCGAAGTCGATATACCGGAAACAACGCGCGGCGCTCTTTACTCATTCGTTTACAACGTGGGTGCTGGCAATTTCAGAACATCGACGCTTCTTCGCAAAATAAACCAGGGCGATATCAAAGGCGCATGTGATCAGCTACGTCGCTGGACATATGCTGGCGGTAAGCAATGGAAAGGTCTCATGACTCGTCGTGAGATTGAGCGTGAAATCTGTTTGTGGGGTCAGCAATGAACAGAGTAACCGCGATTATCTCCGCTCTGGTTATCTGCATCATCGTCTGCCTGTCATGGGCTGTTAATCATTACCGTGATAACGCCATTACCTACAAAGCCCAGCGCGACAAAAATGCCAGAGAACTGAAGCTGGCGAACGCGGCAATTACTGACATGCAGATGCGTCAGCGTGATGTTGCTGCGCTCGATGCAAAATACACGAAGGAGTTAGCTGATGCGAAAGCTGAAAATGATGCTCTGCGTGATGATGTTGCCGCTGGTCGTCGTCGGTTGCACATCAAAGCAGTCTGTCAGTCAGTGCGTGAAGCCACCACCGCCTCCGGCGTGGATAATGCAGCCTCCCCCCGACTGGCAGACACCGCTGAACGGGATTATTTCACCCTCAGAGAGAGGCTGATCACTATGCAAAAACAACTGGAAGGAACCCAGACGTATATTAATGAGCAGTGCAGATAGAGCTGCCCATATCGATGGGCAACTCATGCAATTATTGTGAGCAATACACACGCGCTTCCAGCGGAGTATAAATGCCTAAAGTAATAAAACCGAGCAATCCATTTACGAATGTTTGCTGGGTTTCTGTTTTAACAACATTTTCTGCGCCGCCACAAATTTTGGCTGCATCAACAGTTTTCTCCTGTCCAATTCCCGAAACGAAGAAGTGATGGGTGATGGTTTCCTTTGGTGTTACTGCTGTCGGTTTGTTTCCAACAGTAAACGTCTGTTGAGCACATCCTGTAATAAGCATTGCCAGAGCGGCAGAAAACAACATTTTTTTCATCTTATTATCCTGCATTGTTAAAAACGGCAGAATCCTATGTGACAACAATTAAACGATAGTTAAATGGATTGATGAAAATTAAAACTATATAGGTGGATGCTCAGCCTATTGGAGGAGGGGGGCACTCAGAATCCTGTGGAATGAAATAAACCGCTCTTTCTGTCCATTACCCTTTTAGCTGCGCTGTATCGTCGCCGTATTCCCGCATTAACCATGACCGTAGCCCGACGGGGAATTCCTTCTGCGTGAGTGTGCGGGAATAATCAAAAACGATGCACACCGGGTTTTACTGTGCTGACAGACGCAGGGTTACCCTCATAGTCGCTTTTCCGGTGCGATGGTGGAAGAAACCGGGATGTTTATTCATCATCACTTTGGATTGATGTATATGCTCTCTTTTCTGACGTTAGTCTCCGACGGCAGGCTTCAATGACCCAGGCTGAGAAATTCCCAGACCCTTTTTGCTCAAGAGCGATGTTAATTTGTTCAATCATTTGGTTAGGAAAGCGGATGTTGCGGGTTGTTGTTCTGCGGGTTCTGTTCTTAGTTGACATGAGGTTGCCCCGTATTCAGTGTCGCTGATTTGTATTGTCTGAAGTTGTTTTTACGTTAAGTTGATGCAGATCAATTAATACGATACCTGCGTCATAATTGATTATTTGACGTGGTTTGATGGCGTAGATGCACGTTGTGATATGTAGATGATAATTATTATCATTTTTCGGGTCCTTTCCGGCGATCCGACAGGTTACGGGGCGGCGACCTCGCGGGTTTTCGCTATTTATGAAAATTTTCCGGTTTAAGGCGTTTCCGTTCTTCTTCGTCGTAACTTAATGTTTTTATTTAAAATACCCCCTGAAAAGAAAGGAAACGACAGGTGCTGAAAACGAACTTTTGGGCCTTTGTCGTTTCCTTTCTCTGTTTTGGCCGTGGAATGAACAATGGAAGTCAACAAAAAGCAGCTGGCTGACATTTTCGGTGCGAGTATCCGTACCATTCAGAACTGGCAGGAACAGGGAATGCCCGTTCTGCGAGGCGGTGGCAAGGGTAATGAGGTGCTTTATGACTCTGCCGCCGTCATAAAATGGTATGCCGAAAGGGATGCTGAAATTGAGAACGAAAAGCTGCGCCGGGAGGTTGAAGAACTGCGGCAGGCCAGCGAGGCAGATCTCCAGCCAGGAACTATTGAGTACGAACGCCATCGACTTACGCGTGCGCAGGCCGACGCACAGGAACTGAAGAATGCCAGAGACTCCGCTGAAGTGGTGGAAACCGCATTCTGTACTTTCGTGTTGTCGCGGATCGCAGGTGAAATTGCCAGTATTCTCGACGGGCTCCCCCTGTCGGTGCAGCGGCGTTTTCCGGAACTGGAAAACCGACATGTTGATTTCCTGAAACGGGATATCATCAAAGCCATGAACAAAGCAGCCGCGCTGGATGAACTGATACCGGGGTTGCTGAGTGAATATATCGAACAGTCAGGTTAA